ATGGACTTAGGCGGTCAAGAGCAAGCTCTCCGACAGGCAAAGATTAATGCTCCATTGACGACTGCTACTAATGCGGCTCAACTGCTACGCGGTTATACAGTACCGACGTCTACAGCGCAAGAGTACAAAGGACCGCTGCCTGGTGCATACTCAGCATCACCTTTGCAGCAGATCGCAGGACTAGGAGCCCTGTTTGCCTCTGGAGCCGGAGGTACAAGCCCATTCCAAGGGTTCCAGAAAGCTCTAAACAGCGCTTTATCTAGCCCTAACAGCGGAGTAGGTACAATTTTTCCTGGTTTAGACCCAACTTTCAATTATGAAGGCGTAGTCCAAGACGGCGGAGTAGGAAGTACATAAAATGGCTGAAATAAAATCTGGACTTTCTGCGGTAAACGACATCCCGTTCTTAGGTTCAGATCCTGAGTACGCGGCTAAATTGAAGTCGGTAAAAGAAGCCGAGGGTGTTCTCGCTGACATGCTTCGGAAGCGTACCGAAGAGCCTTCACTCAGCCCCTCTATGCTAGCGGCGGCGGGTGAGTTCTTTGACCCAGGACGTACAGGCTCTTTCGGTGAAAGCCTAGGACGCGCTACAAAAAGCTACGCAGCTGCAAAACAGATGGAAGACAAACAAGCCGCTGATAACGCGATGATGCGTTATCAGATGGAGCGTATGGGCTTGGAGAGCGCACAAACAGGCGCGGCTCTTAAAATGCTTCCTCAATCTGGAGCAACTGTCGGCGGCACTGGAGCTGCAGGTCAAGGCGGGTCACCTACTATTAACATTAGAGGCACGCCAGTAAATCCTGAGTTTATTCGTAATATGATGATCGCTAATCCTAAACTAGGTGAAGCGTTAAAAGCAGAGTACGAGATGAACCTTGCCGCTATCGGCTCTCAACCAGGATACATGTACAACAAGTTGAACGGACAAATCACGCCTGTTACTCCACCAGGAGGTCCCGACGTCGAGATTCGTTTCCCTGAGAAGACTACTGACAAAGGCACCCCAGTATTGCTCGGTTCTCAAGAAGATCTTATCGCGTTGCGTGAGGCTCGAAATAAAAGCGATCTTCCAACGATTGACAAGATATTTAACAAGTTGCGGTTCGGCGCTACTGGAGCTCCTCCTGCTACAGAGGCAGGTGCAGGTACAAATGCTCCAAAAGTAGCCGCCTCCACAGTACAGCAGTCTAAAGCTACAGAAGCTCAAACGCAAGCCGCCTCTACAGAAACTGGAAAAGGTCAGGCGGCTGATACGCAGAAGTTCTTGGAAACAGAGCCTACAAGTCGTGAGTCTAAATTCACAGCATTGCGTATCATTAAAAATGCTAATGAAAATGCGCAAATGTACGGTTTACTAAAGAAGCCAGGAATCGGTTATGCTCTAGCTTCTTTCGCTAAAGAAAAAGGCGAAAACGCAGCCGATGCGTCTAAAGCGACGTTTACTAAAGAGAATATTGAAGACTTTTTACGTAAAGCTGATTTTGACACTAAAGACGTAGATATGCTGGCTGTAAGTCAAATGGCTAGCGATCTTGCTCGCTTGCATTTTAACTTCCGCAAAACTATGCTGGTCGGTCAAGGCTCTGTGTCTAACATGGAAGACGCTGGCGTGGCGAGGGTTATCGGCTCAACAAGCGACCCCGCCGCTCAACTTATCTCTATGGCTCAATTGACAGGTCGTAGAAATGACTTTGATCTTGATGTGATGAAAGGCTTGCGCGCCTACCGCAAAGCTGAAGGTGCGACTAAGACGCTTGAAGAATTCAAGAGTACACCCGAGTACGATAAACTAGTCAATGGTTATGAAGGATGGCTCTCTAAGACGTTTAAACTTGGCGAGACGCCCTCCTCTGCACCTGCCCCTACTAGTGGTGCTAAGAATCCTTTCGAAGCCGAGCGCGAAGCTAGAAACAAAGCCAAGAAACCACAGTAAGGCGGCGTATGGACTTAACTAAACTCTCAAAGCAACTTTCAGAAGATCAGCTACGCGTAGCTTCAAAGATCTATACTGAAGCTGAGAAGCAGGGTGTCCCCCCTGAGTTGATTATACCGATGGCTATGGCTGAAAATAGATTCGGCAATATAACATCGCCAGCTGGGGCACTAGGTCCAATGCAGCTGATGCCTGATAGGGCGAAGCTTCTCAACGTAGATCCTAAAAACGAGGATGATAACATCAGAGGCGGTGTTATGTTCTTTAAACAGCTCTACACTGATAAAAAAGTAGGTGCAGGTGATCCTGAGCGAATAGATCGTGTGTACGCCGCATATAACGCTGGTCCGGGGACTCAGTTCGTTAAAACAGGCGATCCAAAACATTTACCTGAAGAAACGCTAGACTATTTGATTCGAATCAAACAGTTTGCAACCGGAACTCCAACTGCGGCTTCAGCTTCAACTACTGGAGCTGCAGCTACTCAACCTGCAGAGTCAACTCAACCTGACCCTTGGGCGTTTGACTATGATCTGTTCTCTCAAAAACAGCAAGCCAATAAACCTGCCTACGGGTTTGACGTCAAACAAGACATTATCGGTGGAGGACTCGGTACTGCGCTTGGAGCCTCAGCAGGAGCCATACCCGCCGCGAAGCAGGGCTTGATGACTGTAGCAAAAGAAATAGGCGAGTCATTTAGAGGCGTTCCCTCAGGACCTTCAGCCTCGGGTAGCCCTCCTGGTGTTCGTAACTGGGCTTTGTCTCAAGGTTACAAAGATCGTGGAGCACCAGGATATAAAGAAGCTCACATGTTTGAGACGGGTACGAGAGAGGGCTCAAAATGGCGTAACCCGATGACGGGTGAAGTTAGAAAACCGGAATTTAATTTTCCGAAGCCTCCAGCATTTGAAGCCCCACCCCCTACAGTGGGTCAGCAGGTCAAGAGCGCTCTAGGAGCAGTTGCAGGATCACCAATTACTCGAGGAGCCCTTGGTGGATTCGGTATTGGGGCAGGTGGAGTAGAAACTGAGAGCCGCCTTCGTCGGGGTGACATTCCGGGAGCCGTCCTAGCCGGAACAGGTGCTCTGTCCTCAGCTGCAGGCATGTTCCCTCCCGCGACAATTCCAGCAACTCTAGTCGGTCTAGGTTCAGCTGGCGCATTGGCAACGCTTGACAAAGCTCGGAATAAGATTGCGTCTGAAGGACCAGTTATGCCGATTACACCTAGAGAAGAGCAGATGTATCAGAAGCCTTCTTTCGGTCGTCCAAAAGTATCTCCCCTACAGTACAATGGCGCTTTGCTGCAAGAGCTAGATCAGCAAATGAAACAGTTCTCCTCAAGTCCTCAATAGGTTTGCCGTTGAGACTTTTGACCCCCAACCGCAAGGAAGGGGGTCTTTTTTGCTCACAATAGAACGTAAGCGAGAACGCAGCCGCAAACAGATAAACTTAGAACAATGACAGCGTAGTCTAGAACTGTCATTTTAGGATTTTCTGTATAGCCCTCAATAGATATCGCGTAGTCCGCATCTTTGAAAGCTTCTTGCATCGTGCGGGGATAACTTCTAGTAGTATCATTCACTTGAAATGCCTTTCTAGCCCTTTCTGGACTACGTCTTTACCATACATATCAACGATCAATTCTAGCAATTCGTCTATACCTTTGATCAACTGACCTTCCCATCCTGGGGTTTCAATATCCCCGAGAACAGATACTAGAGGCGTCTTACCCTCTGTGACTTGTAGTTCAATTTGAAACTGAGCCATGCAGAACCTCAACGATCTTGATTGACGTAACCCTGACCGGCATCACCTTCAGGGGCTTCTTTGGCAACTTGAGCAACGCTAGCAAACAGATGTTCTTCGACGAGCAGAAGGTATCGACGTAAGTCACGGATATCATCAATTATACCCTCAGGACGCTTGTCGCTAGTAATAGCATCAAATATGTCCCAACCATACACCTGAGCTTGATTCTCAATGCGATCCCACTTACGGGCAAGCATCATGAAAGCCCCGATACCCCCTCGGCGGCGCCAGCTATCACCATAGCTACGCTCAGCCTTGACCAACCCGCTGATATCGGCAGCGGTGATACCGTTCAAACCCTCTAACAACTTAGACATGCTTTCTTTCCTTTACAAGTGCATCTAATAAATCCAACCCTACAGGATGCGGCTCTAGCTTTTTCAAGTAGTCAACACCGCGATCAAACACGTCAGCCATATCACGATTGCCCATATCTAGCTCAATGAGGCAGGTATAGCATAAGTCAAGCATATCAGCCCACTTCAGCACGAGCCGCTCATCATCGTCAATGTCTGGGATATGTATCCAGTTATCGCTCAGCTTCTTTTCTTCCAAGGCATCGAGAGCCGCTTTCAACTCAGGTGATTCCCACTTCGCCGTAGCAGGCACGTCGCCTACCCACTGCTCAGCCGTATCGTGCATCAATGCAGCGCCGATAAGCGAAGCCGAAGGGTTACGGTCGTGACAGAGCGCGAAGATAATTGTAAGCACGTTAGCCGTATGTTCGCCTACAGTTTCGTAGTGATGCATACGCCTCGTGTGCCACCGCCTGACGGTATTACCGTGACGGATAGTTTTGATCATGTGATGAGCAACCATATAGTTCCTTGAGTTATCAGTTCAGAAGTAATTATAACCTAGATACGCGCGGCGACGTTATCTTTTTTAATTAAAAAGCGTAGCGAGTTTAGGCGGCGGTCTTAAGAGGCGTGCGGCGAACTTTGGCAGTACCTCTTGGATACTTGAAAGTTTTGGGTTCAGAGGAGCCTACTTTGACGCCACGCAGATCAGCAGCTGCTGCGCATGACTCACGAAGGCGCTGACGCTCACCCCAGAGTTCTAAGATTAGACCTGATAGAGCACGCATGCTGTAGCGAGGGTTCAGGGCTTCGAACTGAGCCGTGTTCTCCCAACCATAGGCTTCCAAGTAGATATTCCAGTCAACCTTCAGCTTGCGAAGCAGACCTTTGACGCCTGAGTCAGAAGGACGGGCGTAGTACATTGGAAGTGAAACACCCGCCTCGCGAGCTAGATCAACCCAGAAGTCATCATCAGCGTGCTTACGGATATACAACTCGCGTTGAAATTCAGACTGTTCGCGAGCCTTTGCGCTCGCTTCAGAATCGAAAGGTTTAGTCATTATGAGCTTTCTCTACTTTATGCTTTAAATACGTAGCAATCAACAGCGCCTCAGCGCGGTCAATATGCTTCTTAAGATGTAACTCAGCTTGCGGATACAACTTGATAGCCAACGCACGAGCTTCCTCTTTGTCGCTTGTCAATTTGAAATGCTTCTTCCACTCTGTAGGGGTGACGTAGAACGTGGGAATATCCGTGCAGGCAAGTACTGAGCGGCAAGCCCCAAAAGAGTCGCCTAGACTGAACACGCTAGATACACCCTGACCAGGCATCGCGTTAACACGCTCAAGCATAGCGACGGGTTCTAGCGTAATAGTCTTCTGCAAGATTTGTCTCATACCGTTCGCGTTGATCTCATTCTTGACAGTGCCCGTGCCCTTTGCCATGATCGGTATATCATACACGGCGTAAGCACCAGTACCTGTTATGAAAGCGATCGCGCCGCTGAGTCCTGGGTCGATGCCGACGTAAGTTTTCAATACGGTGTCCATAGGTCACATCCTTTGAGTTGATTTTTGTAAGGGATCTCCTGTGCAAACTTCTCACAGAACCACCCGCCTTCGTCTTTGATAGCGGCATGCTGGCAAGTACGACAATTTTGAATAGGTGCGGCTTTACCCCAGCACACGTCTTTAGCATCACAGAACTTGCAACGCCAGTCGCCCTCTTTCTCAGCGATTCTAGGCGGCGGGGACATCATCGAGGTGAGCTTGTTCAGCTTCTCTTTAATTTCCTCTATCGTTGCCTCATCACGCTCAATACGCTCAATGTAGAACTTTTCATTGTCCTTACATACAGCAACGTACAGAGCACGAGTCAGACCTGATAGCCACATTCCGGCATGCATCTGGTAGTAGTGCTGAGGCTTGGCTTCCTTGACGCCTCGCTTCTCAAGCTCTTTGAAGCCGTTCACATTGGAAGACTTGATCTCGAGTATGTGAGGAGTCTTTTCAGCTCCGGGAACGCCGCGAATCGTACCGTCAGTCTTGCAGACAAAATGCCCGTCAGCCGCCGTATACGTCCACTGCTTTCCCGTTTCAGGATCTAACTCCCAGACCTCAAGCCCAGCGTCTTTCAAATCTTGAACGACTCTATCTTCTTGGATGTAACCCGTCTTGAACAACCGCAGCATACGCCCATCGGGAGTGTCATTATGTGCACCTCGCCAATCGTACCAGATAGAGCGCACGCACTCCTCACCGATGCCTGAAGCGCCGATGCGGGTGAGCATGAGCTCTTTGCTTTCTTTTTGACGATATGCCTCATAGATCATTTCCTCTAGGGCAGCATTATGTCGCGGTAGTTGAGCCATTAGCCTCTCCAAGTGATCGCTTTGACCGCCCACATGTAGGCAGTTTCTGCATTTGTGATAGCGATGCTGAACATACGTTGAACTTCAGCGTCGTGCTGTGAGTCACGAAGGGCTTTCAAGTACTGGATAGTATTGTCAAAAGTTTCCTTCGCGGCACGCACTCGCTTTGCCTCAATATCGCTCAGGTCAGGCGCGGGGGCAGCAGGTTTAACTTCTTCCTGAACTGCCGCCTCTAAGACCTCAAGCTGATCAGCAGTGTCTTTAGCAACCGCCTTCGCTACTTGTATCTTAGTTGCCATGATCAATCATCCCAAGGGGCTTTTTTACCGGCTGGCTTAGAAGCTGTAGCCGGAGCAGGGGTAGAGGCAACCGCAGCGGGGGCTGTGGCGGCAGGGGCTGCTGGCTTTGGGGCAGCTTGCGCGGCTTTCGCAGTTTCAGCAACTTTGAAGCCGTTGATGCGGTTTTGAGGACCGTAGTTACCGCTACCTGGCTCGGTAGTAACGTTCGCACTGAAGGGCAGGTTAACCAACTCATCAGTATCACCCGCATTAGCACGACCGCAAGCACGAGCCCAACCAGCGATTTGCTTACGCCCGATTTCTTCAGCTTTGGTACTAGGATTGTGGATGTTGAAGTTCATCCAGATGAAACGCCCAGCGTTCGTAGGACCGAGCACGCGGAACTTAGCCTTGATGTAAGAGCCAGTTCCGGCAGAGGTACGCTTTTCTTCAGCTTCCTCGCACATCAATTGATACTCACCATCAGGGATAGGCTCATAGTTGCCGGGACCTGTGTCGGGTTCGTACTCACCCGCATTGAAACCAAATCTAGCCATATTAAATTCTCCTTAACTTTTTACAGGGACATACTCGATAAGTTTTTCGTACACCATAGGAACGGTGTCCGGACAGTTGTAGCGGTTCTTCGCTACGTACGCAGGGTTCTCAATCATGTGAAGCAACCGCTCCCCAGTAGTGATACCACGCGTAACACTGTTGTTGAAGCCCACGTCAGACTTCTTAACAATGATTCGGAAGCCAGCAAAAGCCAGCACGTCAACCCACTCTTGCAGAAGCGCATTGCAGCGATTAGACAACTTGGGTTGATAACGATCGTAGGGTTCAGAGCGAGGGTCCTCATAGCGCACGATACTAGAATGTGCGATCAAAACCACGTTCATGTCACGCTTCTTACGAAGCACGTCAAACCCGCTGAGCAACTCACGAAACGCCTCAGCGATCATCATTTGCCCTTTACCGTACGCCAACTCTTTAGCATCGTGCTTGGACTCGATGTCGCTCGTGATGAGCGGCTCAACCAGCCAGTCGACGCTATCCAAGACGACAGTCTTGAAGTCATGATCTTCTTTGATCAACGTGCGAATATTCTGCGCAACGTCGTCAACTGTTTCAGCGCGAGGGAAAGACACGACATCTAGCGACGCCAAGCCATCCTCGGTTGAAATAAAGATCGGCTTCGGGAACTGACTAGCGATAGTGCTCTTACCGATACCGTGCCCACCGAATATACAAATACGCGGCGGGAGTTCTTGTTTGCCCGTGATGAGCTGAGTTTTCCAGTCACTCATTTTTGATTTCTCCTCATTAAAATTAGACTAGGACGTTATTATAACCTAAAAACTTAACGTAACGCTATTCAAACGCTAAAAACATTGTACTGTAACTAAGTTTATTTTTATCCCACCTCATGATGTTGCAACCGCCATGGAATTCGGCGGCTACGGTAACGCATATCGAGCAAAGCGCAGGATCACCCGCCATGACTAAATAGTCATCGTGAGCCATCTTACTCAATGCACGGCGTGCGTGCTCTATTGCACCTGCAGGATCGAAGTCTCGATTCACAGATGAAAAGATTTCTTTTACTTCGCCGTATACCTCAGCAGCGGAGTAGTCGCGACGGCGGTCAGAATGCACCAGCCACACAGTTCTTTCAGTCATTTTATTTCTCCATACACTTTACCCCATTTAACCTCGGCATTGACCGGTAAGTCCGGCCACCAACGAGGAGGGGTCTTCATTACTTGCTCAATGTAGTCACGGGCGGCGGGTCCTTCCGCTTCGTCAACCACCGCAACGATCTCGTCATGCACTGTCAGCGCCACGGGATACATCTCGTTCACAATCAGCAGTTGTTCCATCACTACGTGACGGGCGACTGACTGGATGATATTCTCTGTGACTAACCCGCCATAGATTCCTGAGCGACCGTCACCGCGAGACATGTATGTCCAACGACGCTCGGCAGCGCCATACTTTAAATCAGGATAGATGAGCGGAAAGCCGACAGGTAGCTTGATACTGTTCTGCCCCGTACGCACGTCAAACGAATCGCTGAGCGATGTCTCGACTCCATTGAATACGCTCTGCAGCGCTTTGTCGCACTTGTCCCAGAACTGCGTAATCATGTAGTTCTTCTTGCGGTAGGCGGTGATAGCACGCTGACACATTTCCATGGGGCGGGGCTTACCTTGAGCGCGGAGGAACTCAAAGAATGTATTCGCTGACATACCGTAGCCAGCGCCCAGAACCGTAACCTTACCTAGCCAGCGCTCGTCCTCATCCTTCTTTGTGATTTCACGACCGTAGATAAAAGACGCCATATCGCAGTAGGGGTCAAGACCCTTACGGAAAACCTCAACCAAGTCCTGCTGACCTGCCGCCATCGCTAGAGCACGAGCCTCAATCTGTGAGCTATCGCCAACGACAAGGGCTTTACCGGGAGGCGCGATGATACCCTTACGTAGCTTGGAGCCGCGAGTCAAGTTCTGCAGGTTGATACCTCCACCGCCGCTGAAGCGCCCAGTGTGAGCACCGTAGTAAAGTAAGGGTACGGGAAGTAAGCCTGACTTGCCGATGCTGCTCAGCCGCTGAGCGCGTGTTTCTTCAATCGTTGACTTGAGCTTGAGCCTAGCAGCGACGATGGTCTGAACGTGCAGATCAGGATGTGATAGCAAGTCTGTGATACCCTTGTCGTCCTTGGCAAACGCGTATGTAGCTTTACCCGTACGCTCGCTCATTTTCATAGGCGGTTCAACACCGAGGTTCCTGAGGGCGTCAGCGAACTTGAGGTTAGACATGATGACGTCACGCGTGATACCCGCCTCAGCTAGAGTACTTTCACGACTCTCGACTAAGTCAACGACGTATTGATCTAGCATCTCGTGATCAATAGCCAGCTTTGGATCGGTTACGGCTTTGATAGACCACTCAAGCAGCATACGCTCAAAACGAGGGCAGGCATCGATGAGCGAGGAGTAAATCTTATGACAGAGCTCCACGTCACGTATGCAATATTCGCTCAGGATCGTCTTTTCAAACTCCTGCAAGTCCTCAAGACGCTTACCCTTGGATACGCTGAGTCCGTCTAGCTTGTCACCGAAGCCCATCGCTTGACCGAGGTTGCCTAGACTGTAAGACTTCAACCGAAGCTGAGCACGAGCCAAGCCTACGGTATCAACCCACTCGTCAGGAAACCAGCCGTAGTGATGAGCGGCGATAGCCCCATCGAACTGAGCATTGTGAGCAACGGCGCGTACGTTTGTACCGTAGTGCTGAAATGCCTTCGCTACATCATCACCCCAAGCGATAACTGTAGGCTCATCGTCTAGCTTGAAAGCGCAGCACAGGGTTTGAAACCGAGGGTCACGAATATACTCGGTAGACGTCATCTTTGCAAGCGAGAAGTCTTTCGGGTCGTAAAACGTCTCGAAGTCGATGACTAGAGTTCTCATGTGTTCTTCTCCTTGAGTTTGGCTTCAATGGCTCGGACAATTCTTATGCCTGACTCATTTGTCAGTGCTGTGTTATCTCTAAACCATTCCCAAATCTCCTCATCCGTCAGCCCTACCCATGGGCGCTGTGGCTCAAACCGACTATCTTGTTGCGCTTTAAGTCTTTCCATGCCAGCAATCCTTTCGTGTGTCCAACCGCCATCTTTAGGCTCATCCTTCGCTTCTAGTGCGGCTTTAATGGCGGTGATGGCTTTCTCACGCTGTTTATCTAAGTCAACAGGCACATAAGCAGCTTTAAGAACCTCCAATGCAAGGCGTAATCCTTCGTCTTTGGTCATGCTTCTTTCTCCTTGAGCCACATTGCGCATGCACGGCGCCAGTCGGTAGCTTTGATACTATCAACGTAGCGCAAGCCGTTACGGTTCTTCTTATGCTCCCACCAGACTAGGCTGATAGGTTGAGCGACGTCTTGGAAGAACGGCGTGCGATAGATCTTATCGTCTTGCGGGTCTAACATAAAGTCCTCAAGATCACGATGCCATTCGTCTAGGAAGCAGTCCTTGAACATAGGATAGGGAGTGACTAGCAGGTCGGCGTACTCGCTATCATAGTAATCCTCAGGCAGGTAGGGCGTATCTTTGACCGCCTCCCACACGGGTAGACTTGTATAGACGTGTAGCGAGTCAGAAACCTGAGTATAAGGACCAACTTCGCAACCGACGCGGAAAGCCATATACTCCTGCAACATGCTAAAGTGAACTACGTTCGCGCCCAGCTTACCGTACAGCATATCGTTTGAGCGGCAGCATACGGTCATGTACAGTTTCTTATCACGTATCTTCCAATAGATGTGAGTATTGCAGGGGTGGTCAAGCTTCGAGCCGCCTAGATCAAGCGCAGGATCCCACATCGTTGTCACTACACGACGGTCATTCGGGTTAGCTTTCAACAGGGTGACCGCTAGATCAAGCTGATCGAACTTGGCTGAATGACGCAAGCGATAGCCGTAGGCACCCCAGAACGTATCGCCGTCATCACTGTACTGCTTCATCTGTGAGTTGAAGTAATCCAAGAACTCAACATCGCGATAGCCGCCTATGATCCAGAGCCCTTCCATCGCGTGAAAGAACGGATTACACATACGCTTCTTATTGAACAGAACGCGCTCCATGGGGCGGCTGTAAGTAGTAGCGACAGGCTCGCTGAACTCGATGACTGGACCATTACGCGAGTCGCGGGGAACGCCCTTCGCTTTGATAGAGTTGATCTCGAGCGGAAAGGCTTGATTGACGTTGGTGACGTTGAATACTTCCATGATGTCCTCAAAAGGCTGTTTCGGGTTTATAGATAGCGCGGGGACGACCTGAGCCGTTCCTCGCCCGTAGGTATTTGTCAAACTCGCAGAAGCAGTTCTGCCAGTCGTGCAAGGTGTGATCCTCTAGCTTGTACTTCAAGATATCCTCAACCTTGTCTTTAGTATCTATCAGTTCTTGATTGAACCGCTCTTGCGGAATACGCTGATCAAGAGGGCGACCGTACATACGGTTCAGACCGCGAGTTGAACCAGGACCAATAGGGGCGTAGGAGTGCAGATCACGAGCTTGGTTCAGCAATCGGCAATACGTCATATCAGCCACGACTTGACCCGTCATGAATGTACCCCAGCCATTCGCGTCCTCAAACAGTTCCATCGCGCCTTCTACAGATCGCCACTGCGGTACACGAACTTCCAAGTACATACGGAACCGCTCTTGACGCTGAAGCAGAGGGTTGAGCATATGCGTAGCGATGAACTCGCCCTTACCTAGATCTTTCGGAACCTGACGAGCGGTGATCATGTACGCGCCAGTCCAAGTCTTCTCCCCGCCGCGGACGCGGTCATCAATGTAGCGACCAAAACGGATAGGATCAAACCCGTCAGTCGGCCAGTACTTTCTATCCATGAGGGCTTGGATTGTAGGAGGCCAGTTGATCCAACGAGCGCAGCAGATCATGAACCAAAGGTGAGGATGATCGGAGTAGCGATTGATGACGTTCTCAATTATCCACTTGGATACACGATCGTGCTTACGGCGAACGTTACAGAAACGATAAGTTTGCAAGATCTCATCCTCAGTCCAAGGACCAGGAGCCCCCACCTCGCGCTCTGTACGAATGAAGTCACGCTCGCTGACGAAGTACGCCATCGTACGAAGCAAGTCAATACTCGCTACACTGGCTTGCTGATCAAACATAACCCAACTCCTTCAAGACAACTTCTACGGCTTCCTCAGCACTCACCCAGTGAGGGTTTAGACCCGCGAGGTGTAGCTTCTTCGCTGAGGAGATATTCTTTTTGTCATTCGTCAAGATATTATCAGTCTTTTCAATCGGCGGCTTACCTTCCACAGCACGGCGAGCGTTCACGTTCGCGACGCATTGTTCGAACGGAGTGCTCAAACAGATAGGTACGATTTCGCCGCCGACTTCTTTGAGCCTCGCGTTCAAGATCATTGTAGGCTCATAGACGTTACCTACGATGACACCCTCATAAATTACATTCGTATAGGCAGCGCACTCAACTACGGCGTCCCAGACTAGGGTAGGAGTTTTGATAGTGTCGCACCCGCCGCATACACGATCATAAGAGCCGAGTATGACAAAGTCTTTGTAAATGTTGATTAGTACGCCGTTATCAAGCGTCATCTTTTTCTTGAAGTCAGGCTCAGCTTTATCCATGATACGGCGAGCGACCCATGTCTTGCCAGCGCCATTGGAGCCGCGTATAGAGAATACTTTGGTCATAATGATATACTTTGAGGATTGAAAGGAATATTGAGGAGTTGAAGCGCCTCGATGAGAGCGTCACGCTGCGAGACAAGCTTCGCATCCATGCCCCAGCTTTTCATCTTAGCGTGAGCCAGCTCAACGGCGCGATACTTTGGAACGAGTGACTTTCCCGGATCGAAGGGCTTGTCGTTACCGGCAAGAGCGCGGCGATTGAGCGTTTGAGCGATGCACTTCTCTTTCGGAGTGTCAAGCGTCAGCGCATGAAACTGCCCGTCACCCACGCAAGCGTCAGCTACGTCTTTGGTCAACTGCTGCAGACCTGACATGAGCAAGCCTTCCATGACGATATGAGCGTAGGGAATTATTTCGCGACAAGCTTCAACTACGTCACGCACGTTACGCACCCGATCAACCCCTCCCGTTACCGCACCCTCGTACTTACCGATGAAGGCTACGTACTCACCTGCTGGAGTCGTGTATACGTGAAAGAACACGCCGTTAGATGTAGTCGCGTCTTTGTAATGCGTCAAGTAATTCATCAGCGTACGGACTGTAGTAGTCTTACCTGAGCCGTTCGTACCGCGAATATTGATGATGTGATTCATGATATGATCTCGATATCAAAAGGTTCTGCAGGCATGAAAGACAAGATGTAATCAGAAATTTCGCCGTAACCCGTCAGGTCGTGACGCTTCTCAACGATGTCCTTACCGATTGGCTTGGAGCTCTTGTAGTATGCCTTCGCCATGCAGCAAACTGTCTCAGCCTCAGCTACGCCGCAGCTACGTACGCCGCGAGGAGGTGCATTGATGTAGCTGATAGTATCGGCTACTTTCAGCAGCGCTGTTGCATAGTCAGGCTTCTCAACTGTGAGCAGCTCAGGAAAGATAACCTCCAAGCCTTGCTTCGGTAACTGCACCATGTGATGTTCAGAGTCTGTCCAGTCAACAGGATACCCGAACACAGCCTCACGCAAATCCATACATTTCCAAGTAAAGTATTGACCGATTTGAGGTATGCCCTTCTGAAGAAGCTTCATGAAAGAGGGCTGCATACAGGCGGCGAAAAAGTTCTCAGGAGTACCGTACGTATTAATCCAAGCCTTGATCGCTTTCTTACCTGACTCACCTCGGAAGTGACGACGCTCTGAAGCGCGGGGAGCGGTATCGTATCGGTTCCAGAGCTCAAGCCAGAACTCATCACCTTTCAGAGTACACAGCTGACAGGCGGTACCCATGTGATAGTACGTGACGAACGCAGCACACCAACGCATGAGCATATCCTCAGGCATTTGAGCTAGATACAGAGCAACGTATACGGGGTCTAGGTCATCGGTAGCGATGGTCTTAGCCGCAAAGTCCTGCCAAGAGAGTGCGGGGTCAAATTTCAACATAGCCTAAGTCCTTGAATTGATCGAGACGTACTAGCTGGCGCGTGTCAACGATTTCGCACGGCGTCAGGTCGGTACCCTTCTTCAGTAGAAAGGTGTAATTGATATTGTCATGCGCGCACGCCGCCATACGGTAGCCGTAGTGTGTAATGAAATAATACTCAACTGCACGGACGTAAGCGTCTGAACTGTCTATACCGAAGTCAAAGAACTTTGAGTAAGTGGCGCGATGTAAATGCTCTTTGACTTTGGCACTATCAACGAAGATGACGTAGCGCGGCTCCGAGTTCAACACCGCCTCTATGAGCGCCAACTCATTAGGATCCTGCATGGCGCGGTAGGTGGTCATGGAGTTGAACTCTAGGTAAACGCAGTCGAACTTATAGATCTTTGTAGCGATTGTAGTAGCGACGTAGGAGTCGGTGATTATAACATCCGCGTCAGGACGTAAGAATTGAAACGCTTCACAGCAAGCATCATCATGATCGAACGCCACGTGCTTCTCGATTCTAGAGGAATCTATCGTTACAGTGCTCATACCGAAGCCGCAGAATACCTCCAAGATAGATAGATTCGTCTCTGTGATGAACTTGTTCACATGCCAGACTTGCTCAGCGTAAGTCAGTGTAGACCGAAGCGAATGATCGAACCAGTGTTGCATGCCGACTTCGTCAACTGAAGCCGCCTCCTCGTCAGGTTCTGGTACATAGAACTGGAAACCCTTGTAGGAGACGTGCCTAGCATTCATGCGAATTCTACCTTGTTCTCGAGCATAAAAACAGGAATACCGCCGAGACGCCACTTGGCAAATGCAGCCTTGTGAGTGCGGTAGTAATTACGATAAGCGGTAACGGCATCACCCTCAACTTTGCACTCATCAGGCATAGCCTGAGGCGGCTCACGCCAAACGAAGGGCATAGTCAGGAGGGCAGGAGGGGGTGACCTGAGATCGTTATTGATGTAGCGCTCACAAGCGTGGCGACGAGGGCTGTAGCGCATCGCGTACTCGCGGCAAAGATATTCACCTAAGTCACGCAACCAAGAGTAATGCAGCTTGGATTCAGCAGCCCAACGAACGGAGGGATGATGAATGTGAGTAGGTTTGTAAGGAACGGCATCGCCGTTACCATGCAGGTGATGGACGGTAGATAAGATCTGAGCCGTTTCAAGAATCATCTTGACCACGTGCACATCGCAGTGCATGACGGCGGCAAGAGGAGGGGCGTGGTGTAAGTAAAAGATGTTCATGTTACTTACCCTTACGTGCAGTGACGCGAACGGTAGGCGACTCAGTAGTGCGTGTGTGAGCACGGATGAACTGAGGTGAAAGGTGATTGCGAACGGCTTCCATGTCGAGCGTTTCGCGAGTGGTGATAGAAATTGTGACGCGGAAGATGTCACCTTCGAACGCGCCTACGCCGCCGTCCTCAAGCATGAGACTTTTCAGCTTGTCATAGTCATTTTCTAGAGTGGCCATTTGAGCCTTGAGCTGACCCATGAGGTCGACACGCTGCTCGAGTGAGAGTTTAGTGAAATCAGTCATACAGTTCTCCAGTTACAAGTTATGAGAGGGTAACGCTGTTTTAGGGCGTTGAGTAAATTATAACTCAAAATCTAAGCATTTAGGCGTTTTCAAATAAATATTTTAAAAATATTTTTACAGCATGTTCAGCTGAGCCGTGTACTCATTACGATTCTTATACAGCCAAGTGCGAAGCGAGGTCATACCGCCGTCTATCAAGACGTGATTCGGGTAGACTTGATACTTGTGATAGAGCGGGTGATTAATGAAGTTCTTCATCAGCAGATAGATGTCAGCGTCAGGTGGAGTCATACCCATAGCGCGATCAGTGTCGATGAATTTAAGATCAAACATGCTACCGAACTCGCGATTAACTGAGTGCACCTGATCACCTAGCAAACCGATGACGACAACTCTAGGTTTTGACACGCCAGTGGTTTCGTAGCTAGGATCGTGCTTCTGTACCTTAAAATCGTGCTCTAATTCCAGCACAACCCTCTTGACTTCCTGTTTTAATACCTGAGCGAACTTTTCAGCCAAGGTTCTCACTAACCCATCGAAAGATTTCTCTAGAGTCATATCGGAAGCTTCGGGAGCCTCTATTTTAGAGGGCTCTGGAGCTGGCGATACTATTTTCTTAGTCGGTACGGTGTTAGCGACTCTTTGCTTTAGAAGTTTGATCAAGTCAGGAGCAGCCGAGTGACTACCTAAACTGCGACGACGGTCGGGATGCACCATCAGCTGCTGAGCTTGTCTAAGAGAAGCAAGCATAGAGTAGCCGCCTTCAAGGTAGTACCTCGCAGCAGTGTGTATTACTTCATTACGCTCATTCTCTGTCCAACGAATCTTTTTCATCATAATTCTCCTGCTTTCTCTAATGCGATCGCGCATGCGATCAGGGCTCTGTTCGGGGGAGCGATATCCTCATAATAGGATAGCACCATTTTAAGAGCAGCTGCCATTTCTGGAGCAGCCGCAATCAGTTGAGTGTCGCCGTACTTATACGTCTGCGCGACAATATTCTCAGGGTTGAGCTTCTGGCGTACGGTACGCCCAGCGACCAACCAAGGTCCGGTACTGCGGAAGTGTGACATCATGGTCTCCATATCAGCACGTCCAAGGCAACGACGATCAAACCGATCAGGAATAGCACACGCATTACCGTGTCTGACGGCTCGTGATCAAACGGCGGCTTCATCTTCGCCCTCCTCATCATGTTCTGCGCAGTCAGCGCAACCAGGATGGTCAGGATCACGGCAGTCTGGATTGTACATCAACCTAGTAGCACGTTGACGCTCGAGACGAGCCTCAGCTTTCAAATCATCAAGTGCGGGATCATAGTCATCATAATCGTAGGACATATCAACCTCCAATCGCGTAGTCACGAAGTGCGCGGTAGTAAGCGCGACGGCTCTTATGAGCAGCAGCATTACCTTTCCAACCGACGACGACTGAGCCCGAGGGCTTGACGCCCAAGAAGCGACCCATAGAGTCTTTACTACCGGCAAAGACCCACTGTCCTGGTTGAATCTTTGCAATCATCTGAGCAGGTACGTCCCAGATATTGAATGCGCGTCTGTATTTCATACTTCCTCCTTCATCAAAGCAAAACCAACATTGACGTAAGCCTTCTTGCTCTTGCCGCCTACGTTCCATTCTGTAAAATCTTTGGGAGTGTAACCGTATTTCCAATCATAGATTGTAGCAACAGTGCCGTCATTGAATTTGATGACCCATTCAACGGTAGTCTTTTCGCCGTCACCTTTTTGTGTAGGCTGGCCGAAAGCCTTGACTAAGTCGTCATACGTAGTCATGTGCGTACCTTGGTACGAGAAGCCGTTGGTTTCAGAACCATCGCCGTGTGTGAAAGATAAATTCATAGCAGTTCTCCAGTTATCAAGTTATGGGCTAGTAGCTTAGTAAATTACTGAGCTGAGTTTATTATAACGTCTATCTAAGTATTTTAACTAGGGGAAACCCTATGTTTTTAAACTTTTTATAAATACTGCAAAAGAGTCAGACGTATCACCGAAAGGCATCTGAGATATACGGGTTGCCGCGTCATCAAGAGCAGCGTTCCAACCGATACTGTGGGCTGTTTCCACGATATCCAAATACTTCGGTTCAGCATCAACCGAGCGAAGCAGAGTGATCAACTCGTCTTTGGTCATTTCTTTTCTCCCATGATATCCTCAATCATTGACATCGCGTAATGCTCTTTGTAATCGCCTGTGTATCGCTTCGTACCGAAATGATCGCACGTATGCCTGATGTCTAGGTATAGGTTGATCCCCGCTTCATGAAGCTTCTTGCCGATCTGTATATCCTCTGAAATCATGCCGCCGTTGATAATCTCTATGTCACAAATCAAACGACGGTCTTTGCCGTCATTATAATGCTTGGACGAATCGTACAGAGCTTTCATCGCTTTGCGTGACAGACGCATAAAACCCGTAGCGAGGTACTTGACTTGTAGCAGACGCAAGTCCTTGTCCCAGACGTGCTCCCGTGGGTTCTCAGGGCGATGCGTGTAGCGCTCATCATCAGTCTTCATACGCGCCGTGATACCGACTGCATCAACAGGGTGGTCCAAGATATCAAAAAATGCCTGCGCGTCAAATGATTGATCGACGTCTAAGAAAACGATATCATCCACTCCGGAGTCGTACGCATCACAGAACAGATTGTTACGCGCCTTCTGCAGTAACGCCTCGTTCATCCAGTACGATAGGCTCAGCTGCAGGTCAGGTCGTTCACGAGCCGCTCGCTGAAAGATCGTGACAAGGGCGATCGCGTGGTCACAAACGATCTTACCGTCATAGGATGGGCTGACGATTGCTACTCTTCTGGTCATAGGTTTTTCTCCTGCGTGCTTTAAATGGTTGTACATCACTGCGTTTTCTCTAAACCTCCCGGCAAAATGCACGATAAATGATTCTTTTATCGGGTATGGGTTTTGGATGATTCGCCAATCAATCTTTTTTAAAACTTTCTCGTACTTCGGTACTATATGCTCGGTAAATGTGCCTTGCTCGAAAGCCTCGCCAGCCCATCTTCCAACGCAATGTCTCCAGTAATCAGGCTCTTTGACCCACATCGTTTCGTCGTACAGAGCGCCCCATTCCTCAATGATATGCTTCGCTTCTTTTTTCACAAAAAAGATCCCAGCATTGAAAAACTCAGGCCATACCCCGCAGTCGCTAGAATAGATGAAGAGCTCATTACCTGTGAAGAAGCTTTCAATCGTACGGTCAAAATCATGCACGACTGCGTCAGAATCAATCCACAGTACGATATCAAATCCTTTATTGATCGCGTCAAGAACGACAAAGATCTTTGCCCAGTAGGGTGGGTAGTTCAGATAAACGTCATTACAAAAACTATGCTCGTACCCGTGCTTTTTAGCATACGTAGCGTTTATCTCTATCAACTCACGCATAGCTCCCAAATCTTGGTCATTTCGGTTGTCGTACTGGACTATCGCTACTCTGCTCATGCGGGCAGTCCTTGTTTCAATACTCGCTTTATGATCGTTGCGGTTACACCGAATCGTTCTGCTATCGCTTTTTGACTCAAACCCTGCTCGCGTAACACAAACACGCGACGCTTGTCTATCGGCGTGGCTGGGCGTCCTGCACCCTTGCGTGCCCCTCCATGCCCGTTCATGATGATGTCCCCGTCTTCTTGAATTCACCAGCGTAGCGGTTTGCATACCCCGCACGCCACGTCAGGCGATAGCCCTCCCATTCGGAGCCCTTCACGCCGCCTATCGCGCGACCCACCGCCACGCTAGACATCGTGCGCATACGTCCCAAAGACAAGATGATAGCTTCCAAGTTCCTATCAAGCCCGATGCGGTCTTGGATGTCGTGTGAGCTGAATGACGAGCCAGGAGGGAACTGCTTGAACAGCCAGCTGACCAACTCGTCTTTGATTGAGCTTTCTTCGTCCATGGAGCGGCTACGCAAGTCCTCACGCATCGGGTCAACCAGACCTGCAGCAATGACTGCCTTCCGCACGAACTGATCCCACTCATAGAAGCGAGAGGGTTTGAAGGGCTTGATGTCAGCCGTCACGCCGTGTTGCAGCAAGCGTAGCGCCGCCTTCACTACATTACGTCGCTGCTGCATGACGTACTCTAGGATTTGCGGGTGCTTGAACTGCTCGCTTGTACGACGGTCAAACTCCACGACGATTGAACGAGTCATGATTTCCTCGCTGGGTCGTACGTTGATACCGTTCACGATGATAGACGTCTTCGGGGTGAACTGAACCGTATCGTTCTTACCGAGTAAACGAGCTTTGAACTTACCCGACGTCAGCAGCTCAGTCAACGCTTGGCTGTGGAAGCGACCGTTCTGGTTGTCAAACACCATCAGGTCGGGGTCCTCCATGAAGTACGACGTCAGCTGCTTGATCTGTTCTTCCTCATTACCAGATAGACTGTAGTTGGCTGGTTCTTTGGATAGAGCGATTTGAGGGATGTACGACCATATTGTCTTGCCGTCAGCGGGGTAGGGCGATGTGACGATGAAGGCAGGGCTCTTGTCTAGAGCCTTTCGTGCGAACGCACTGAGGAAGCAAGCGACTGATAGCGACTGACCGATGGAGGGGTCATGGAAAGGGAAGTCAGAATACAGGTCTAAGATCGTGTCAAGAGCTGCGCTGATTGGAGTAGCGTCTAGCTCATTCTGCGTGATACCCAGCCCCTCACCAATGTACAGAGCCGTTTCACGATTGAAGCCCTCAGCCGTAACCAGCGAGCCGTCACGCGTCACTACGGGATACATGATGACGCCTGATATCTTTGGCATGCCCCAGTTGATTGACGAGTCCATCATCCGGCGTACGAGTCTGTGGTCAGCCTCAATCAATACGTCAACTTTCTCTTTGCCGTCCTGCCTGACGAACTGAACGTGACCCTCAAGGTGATGAGCGAAGGCGTCAACCCCAGGACGGAGCATGACCGTATCGTTGTACCCAGGAGACCCTCGCTTCAAGACGACGACTGGTGTCCCCCCGTAGCTAAATAGCGTCTTATCCGTGTCCGGAACAGCAGCAATGATCTTGACCGCCTCATTGACGGCGTCCTCCATGCTGACGCGACTGAGGTTGATCTTCGGCTTTCCATCTTTAGCAACCTTACCAGACTCGCTGAGTAAAGAAGGTAACCACTTCTTGACCCTATCGGTTTCCCACCCGAACGCTTCAAGTGACGCAAAACCTGCAATCGCCTTGCCGTCTGCAAGTTTCTTATATGTATCATCGACGTCTCCTTGTTTGTCTTCGTCGTCATCAATCAAGAATGCAATCGCGCTCACTGCGCGTCGCGTCATATCTATTGGTACACCCGCCTTCGCGAACCCACCTATCACCCGTAGCATAGAGTCATGACGTATGCCCGGAGCTATACTGAACTTGACCCATATGACCGTCATCATGACGCCCAGCGCCAGCTTGAGTTCTTTCTCATCTATGAGCGGAGGCTCGCCTGAGCAGTCAATCCATTGAACGTTATGCTCATGCACCGATGGGGGCATCACCGTCTGGTTCTCATCGCCTCTGTATTCGATACATTTAACGATCGCGCCTCCTGTTTCCTTCTTTGACAGACGCCAGTCCGCACTGGACTTCGTGCTGCCCTCAACGTGGTACAGATAATGAGACGGAAGCACCGTATCGCTTTCACCAGGATAGATGCGACCGAACCGCCAGCCTGTCTTTGGTAGGAACCACGGAGCGATCTTGCGTGCAATGGGGTGGTCAAGGTCGATATCAATCAGGTTACCCGATACGGCTCCCATCTGAACGCCGATGTTGCACAGACCTTTGAAATCATCTGCGCTGAACGGTCGCTCTTGCCATTGCTTGATGCGGATTACTTTTGACCGAGGCTCAATCGGGACGCACTTCCATCCCTTACCTGTGTATGCATCGTACGCTTTGCGTATCGATTCTGAATGTGCCCGTGCTTCGTCTAGTGATGCAGTTGACAAGGGTAGCTCCTGTAAGTTATCGTTATGTTACGTTCTTCTAAATCAGAAGAATTCTTTTATGACATTGATATGACCTTCGTTGCGTCGTACCAACAGCTTTCTGGGTGTTGGCAGGGCGTAACACTCCACGCGAGCACGGTGAGCATCACGGGGAAAAGCCGGAGGGTTAGTATAACCTCTCCGCTTCGCCCATTGTTCCGCATGCCAGCGAGCACCGCCTTCATACTCGACGCATACAAACTGCGTTACGCCCACTCCAACACCATTATCAGCTTCGCAGTCATACACCGCCATAAGCATACTGAGCTCGGGGTGACGAGCGCTTCGGCGTACGATGTATGAGCATTTAAGCACGTTGACGGTCAAACCCTGCGCACTGCCAAGCATAGGATCTATCGCCTGAAGCCCGACCGCCTTCACTGCCTGCTTCGGTGTGGTGGCCTTCTTCTTTTCCTGAACGACCTCCATCTTGCCGTCTTTCTTTTCCTTAGACCATGACTCCATTGTATCAACGCCACCGAGGCGCGCAAGGTTACCGACGTAGTCCAAGATCAAGCAGTCATTCTTGCCGTCAGCTATACGCATACCGCGACCTAGCATCTGTACCCAAAGTGAGCTAGACTGCGTGGGGCGAAGGCAGATGATAGCGTCAAGTGCGGGGAAGTCAAACCCTGTGGTCAAGATATCAACATTGCACATGAACTTGAACTCACCCGCCTTCCAAGCACTCAGCAGGTCGTCACGATTGTCGCTATCTGCACTGATGTACTCAGCTGACTGTCCGTGCTTGTTCAGGTAGTCAGCCGCCTCTTTAGCCGTAGCTACCGTGGGGCAGAACACCAAGACATGCTTACGCTTTTTGACCTGCGTCAAAGCGTTCTTCAATGCTGCGTCAAGCCACCCTGCAGTAGCCATGAGGTCGCCCGTCTTGCTTTGACTGTAATCACCCGCGACCTTGGACAACAAGCTGGTGTTCAGTTGCCAATCAGTCTCCACGCCCTTCAGCGGAGCAAGGTATCCATCACCCACGAGGTCTAGTGCGGGCACCTGATAAGATAGGACATCAAAGGGCTTGTCCTCGCCATAGATGGTGCCACCACTTAGACGCCACGGCGTAGCGCTAAGACCTAATCGGCGCGTGTTGCACTCACGCAGGAACTGCTTGTACATCAGCCCTTCCCCGTCTGGGGGGACGGTATGAGCCTCGTCAATGATGATCAAGTCTGTACCCCGTGCTGCGAACTCAGCGCCTCGCTTGAACACCGATTGTATGGACGCAAAGGTTATATTAGGGTCAGGTTCGTAGCGGTTCAAGCCAGCGCAGCAAACACCAGTGACGGTGTCGGGGCTGAAGCGCTTCAATGTATTTTCGTTCTGTTCAACGAGTTCTTTGACGTGCGTTAGCACGACTAGACGTCCACCTTTCTTGGCAAACTTCGCAGCCATCGACGCGATGACAAGCGACTTGCCGGATCCAGTGGGCAGTTGAATGACAGGATTGAGCCCCGACTTCAGCGCGTCAATCGCTGCAGACTCGGCTTCACTCTGGTAGTAGCGCAGTTGCATGAGAAGTTATCCGTTACAAGTTAGACATATGCCGCTAAGTTTAACGGGTTTTTTCAAGACGACTTTATAAAATTTAGTTATGATAACACGAAATTTAAAATTAAAACTTTCGTTTTAGAAAGTTAAACCGCGTCTGGTAAAAACTTCCTAGATCGTTCGATTACCTTTTTCAATATAACCGTGGCGGCATGGTCAATATCTAAGCACTGAGGAAAGGTCTAAAATCTTAAAACGAAAGGTTTAACTTTTAGTTTAAAGTTAAAACAGAGGTTTTAAGGGTTTAACCCTATAAAATACTTAGTTACAGACGGTTTTTTACTTAGTTTCGCGCTATAATTTAGTCAGTGAGTTGCAAAAGTGACTCGCTGCTAACTACTAACTACTACCTGAGGAACTGCAAAATGGAAGCTGCTTACGGAAAACCTACTATTGGCGCAGAAGTTTGCGTCGTCGCCTATAACGGCGTATCTGCTCGCACTGCAAAGCGCGAAGACGTAATTACCGGCGAGATCATCAAGATCACTGAAGACTATGTTTGGGTCCGCGATTCACGCAATGGCTCAACATGGAAATCACCCCGTCGCTTTTTCGCTTAATATTAGGAGATACAAAATGAACCAAGACCGTCGCGCCAAAATCGAAGCCGCAGTTGAAGAACTGCAGACTAAGTTGAGCGAGCTGCAAGAGTTGCACTCAACTCTCGAGTCTTTGAAAGACGAAGAACAAGAGGCTTTTGACAATCTGCCCGAAGGCTTGCAACAAGCCGAGCGTGGTCAGTCTATGGAAGCTATCGCTTCTTCACTCGACGACGCTGTCGATACCCTGAGCTCAGCTTTGGGTGATCTTGAGAACGCAGCTGATGATTTCTTGAATGCTTTGGAGAACTGATCATGCGCGATATCATCAAAGCCGCACTGGCTATCCCTGAAATGCAGTTTGCATTTGAGTGCCTCTGCCCTGACGACAAGAAAGAGCCGAACGATTACACTGACTCTGAAGTCGTGGCCGAGGCTGAGTACCGTCTGTATACCTACTTTGAGAACGGTCACATCAACAACGATATGCGTGTTGGTCTCGAAGGTGCCGAAGGCAAAAAGACTGCTCAGAAAGATGTCCGCATGCTGAAAGCGTTCATCAAGAAATACAAACTCCACAACAGCTTCTACAGCAAGTGGCTTGTCAACGTACTGTAAGGAATAATATTATGACAAAAGATTACACGATCAAGATGCAAGACAGTACAGGGCGTGTTTGCGAAGTGTTTGTGAGTGGTACTTGTATCGATGAACAACTGGCCGCAGGTGCGACTGTTACAGAAGCGACAGAAGGCGTAGAAAACAACGCCGTTGAAGTCGCTATTCGCCAAGGGTTACTTGGTGCTGATGCTTGGCTAATCTAATAAACTCAAGGAAATATATCATGGCTGCTCATTACTTTGAATCATCCGGCGAGGCGTATGACGCCACCCAGATCGGCGAAACTGATGGCGGGGTTCGTGTTGAGATGGGTGACATCTTGATTATCCCCAGCGAAAAGATCGTCGGTGTTTGTGATACCTGGCCTTTCGCTGTTACTAAAGAGTGCGGTTCTTTGCACGCAGTCAAAGACTGGGCTGCGTTCTACAAGGACCACCCTTCCCCCAATATCAAGTCTTACGTCATACAAGCCGTCGCGATCGCTAGCGGTCAAGATGAAAATTGGATCTAATTAAGGAGAATACATCATGCGTCGTTTTTTAAGCTCAAAAAATCTATACGTTGGTCAGCTCGTTGTGACGACTGACTATCCTGGTGCAACGGTCTGCACGATTGCTGAAATTGATAGCGGCAATCATACGGCTATCGTGCAATGGATGGAGGGCAATCGCTTCCTGTCAAAACCTGCTCAAACTTACATGCTGAAGAAGCCCAGCCTCGAGCAAATCGAGTGGCATATCGCGAACTTTGGTCAGCTGATTTCCGTCAACCAAGTCATCAACTTCAGGGAGACAGTATGAAAGCGTACAAGCATTTAGTCAAGCACGTCCTTGCCACAGGGGGCGATATCACGGTCTGGGACGGTGGCGATGAGCCAGCGGAAACGCATTGTGACAAGTATCAGAAGATCATTGACGCGATTGAGGCAGTCGAGATCGCGGAACTGATCATCTATAAAGACGGCGAAAAGGTGGGCTGGGCTCAGGTCGTGCCGTTCGGTCTTGAGGATGAAGAGACGTTATCGGACTACACAGTCTGTGACTTCTTCCAAGTGTGGGAGGAGATGTATGACAGGCATCAGGGTAAGTTAAGATTGTAAGAACTAGGACAGGCTGATGCAGCAGCCGTTCAATGTCCAGTAGACTGCTGACTAAGGGTGCTTCTTGCAGTTGCCTACCTTGGTCAGTGGGTCTTTAAACTTTAGCCTCAGCCTGCATGCTGGGGCTTTTTTGTCGGCTTTGGAGGCAGTGTCTGGAGTGGTTTTAAGTGTTTTAAGTGGTTTAAGTATTATTTGGCTGGGGCTTATATTTTTAGTGTTTTGGAAGGTTTTGGTGGGGTTGGTGGTGATTTGACCAGATAAAAGTTAAAACTTTAGCATTAACTTTTTTAATCTTTTCTGTTTTTCTTCTCACTTTCTTTAGAATATTACTTAAACTACTTAAAGAGAATAAATAATCAATAGAGTAGAGGGGTTAGGACGTTTTAAGAGGTTTTAAGTAGTTTAAGAAGGTTCTTAGACGAAAAATCTTTTCGCTTCTCCTCTCTAAGTATATTCTTAAACCACTTAAAACCACTTAAAAGTTTTTTCTTAGCTTTGAGTTATAATAACTCATAAGGAGTATTTAAGTATGATAGAGCACGATCATCCTGCTTTCGGTGACGACCCAGCGTACGACGCGAAGGTAGCAAGAGAGAGCGCTCTGAAGCGAGCCAAGTATGCTGCTGTGCTGGAAAACGTGCGTCTTGAGAGGACTTTAGATGACCTTGCTAACCAGTTAGCCAATGCTCAAAATACGGAAGCAGAGAGGAAGGCGGCACTTGACGATGCGAAAGAGGTGGTGCGCGTCCTGAAGAAGCAGATCAAAGAGGCAGACCCTACGCGTGGTGCTCACCGTCGGGCTGAGAACGCGAGGCTGCAAGCCGAAGCAGTTGAGCGAGGCGAGAAGACTTACGTCACGGGGATGCCTTGCCGCAATGGGCACTACGCCTCACGGTACGTATCATCGGGAGCATGCACGGAGTGCGACCGCATTGGATGGAAGGACGGGAAGCTGCGTTCTCAGGTTAAACTAATGGCCAGTGCTTGACAAGGAGTCTAACATGGACGTAACCGATATCCGCTACCCGCATGATCACCCTCGCTTTCAGAAGGAGATCTCCCAGATGACCGAGGCTGAAGTACAGGTCTGGATGGAGGACGTGCCTTCTGCTCCTGCTCCTGGCTCGGCTGAGCCGTATGAGAACTTCATGACTCGCCAGTCATACTATACCCAGTATTGCAACACGATGATCATGGCGAGGGATGAATACCGCAACGAGTCGGAGAAGCTGCACATTGCTCCTCCTCCCGTAGGCGAGGACATCAAGGATACGCTGGCATGGATCCAGAGGACGGGCGAGACCCCGATCGAGTTCCTCGCAAAGACGTATCGCTCTGGTAATGCTCGTACGAACGACCGCATCAGCGCAGCCCGAGCCCTGCTCGACTACGTGCATCGCAAGATGCCCCAGACCATCGACGTCAAGGATGACCGTCTGAAAGAGGAGCAGATGAAGGAGCAGACCGACCTGATGCAGCGCATTGAGCAGCTCTTGTCGGAGCGCATTCAAGAGAAGAAGTCCTTGCAAAGAATCAAATGACGCAGGGATGGAGCCTGTGGCTGAGCCCGACCAAGGCAGACATCCATGTCATGCCTGTGGGCGACTACCGTCCGCATGACTTCACACGGAGGTGTTGGTGCGGGGCTGAGGTAGACGACGAGAACGTCGTGACGCACAACGCACTAGACGGTCGAGAGAAGTACGAGGAGTCGCCACTCCAATGAGCAAGAAGCAGACCGAGCAGGAAGTGCTCAGCAGGATAGCTGACCTCTACCCCGAAGGACAGTCTCTGCTGGACTGGCGGATGAAGTGGTTGGAGTCAGCGCATCTGTATCAACTCGCACCGACCAACAAGCCGTGGGACATCTGGATGCTGATCGCCGGACGGGGAGCAGGCAAGACCAAGTGCGCATCAAACGAACTGGGCTGGCTTGCGCTGGCCAATCCTGGTACTCGCTCACTGGTCACTGCACCAACATCGAGCGACATCAGGGACACATGCTTCGAAGGCGACTCAGGGCTACTGAACACTCTACCGCGATGGGCGATCAAGCAGTACAACAAGTCGCTGCATGAGTTGATCCTCTTCAACGACTCGCTGATCAAGGGTATACCTGGCTCCGAGCCTGAACGCTATCGCGGTCCTCAGTTCCACTACGCATGGTATGACGAGCTTGCGGCCATGGAGAAACCACAGGCAGCTTGGGACCTCTCACAGATGGGCGTCCGTCTAGGTAAGCAGACCAAGACCATCATCACCACCACGCCCAAGCCTATCCCGCTTCTGCGTGACCTCATCCGGCGCGAGGGCGAAGGCGTTATAGTGTCACGTGCGTCTACGTATGAGAACTTGCGCAATCTGTCCGGTAACTTCAAGACGCAGATCCTGCAGTTGGAGGGAACCGAGCAGGGACGGCAGGAGATCCACGGAGAACTGCTAGACTTGTCTGAGGCAGGCATCTGGAAGAAGTCGTGGTTCAGACTGATGGATGTAGCAGACGGCACACCGAAGTTCCAGCACGTGTTGATATCCCTAGACACTGCGTTCACGAAGGACTCGGCGAATGACCGGACAGCGTGCACAGTGTGGGGAGTGTTCTTTGACAGCGACACGAAGTGCTACGGTGCGTTGCTCTTAGACTGCTGGGCTGATCGCTTGAACTATCCTGAGCTGCGTGAGAAGGCGAGAGAAATGTGGATGGCGAGCTACGGCGAGCATGAGCAGCACGCAAACACGATCTTGATTGAGGACAAGGGCTCAGGTATCAGCCTGAGGCAAGAACTGCAGAGCGAGGGCATACCCGTCACTCCGTTCAACCCAGGACGAGCAGACAAGATACAGCGAGCCAACGTCGTGGCTCCACTCATCAAGGACGGATTCATCTATCTACCTGAGTCACAGAAATACCCAGGACAGCCAACGACTTGGACGGACGACATGATGGAGGAGATCACCATGTTCCCGAACGACGAGCACGATGACTACGTCGACACGATCAGTCAGGCTCTGCACTACCTGAACCAGATGGGCTACCTGAAGTCTACGCTGGGCGTCTACCGTGACGACCTAGAAGACGAGCCCTCGTACTGGAAGAAGAAGTATCACCCATATGCAGCATAAAGGATATTCGCATGAAGTTCCGCAAGAAGCCAGTACTAGTAGACGCCATGCAGTGGCGCAAGTTCGGAGACCTGAAGTGCGTTGACCACTACCGACATCCGAAGGGGAACGGCAACCGCACTTGCCCAGTGTGTGACCTTCCGGTAGTGACCCACGGATGGATCCTCACTCTGGAGGGAGGCCATCGCGTATGCCCAGGAGACTGGGTCGTCACAGGGGTCAATGGCGAGCACTACCCAGTGAAACCCAAGATCTTTGAAGCCACGTACGAACCAGAACCGAGCGCGTTATAATTACGCCCCATGGCCACACGCGGAAAACCTCAAACGAAAGAAGCCAAGCTTCTGGACATGCTGTACGGGAAACCGGCAGCAGGTGACCTACGTAACACGCAGATGCTCACGCGCACAGGCGAAGGCTCGTACTTGCGTCAGCAGTACCCCGAGGTCTATGGTGCAGGAGCGGGTTTACTCGGTATGGCGCCTGACGAACTGGGCGGCTCGGTGCTAGACCCAAACACATCAAGAGTGAGACAGGGCGCTGAGTACGGCTTCCCCGTCGGAACCGCAGCCCAAATCGCTCCACTCGCTGGTCCTGCGCTGAAGGGGGCGAAGCTGACCGGCAAGGCTCTGGGAGCCGGACTGAACGAAGCGATCTATCATGGAGCGGAAAGCCCACTATCCAAGTTCATACCCGAAGCCGTGAAGCCGCTCAACGTCGTGAAGCCAAAAGGCGGCGGGGGCAACTGGTTCAATGTTGAGAAGAACCTAGAGAGCATAAAGCCCAACGCAGGCATAGACCCGAAGGACGCGTACGAGCTTGGTATCGGTAACAGGGGCGATGTCGCTATTAGTAATTGGATCGACACCAAGCTAAACAAGTACATCAAGAACGAGATGGGTACTGATAAAGACCCAGTACGTTTACTAGCGGAGAAGGGCAAGTTACACTTCGAACCCGATGTCAGTAACTCTATGAGGCTGAGGGCTCAGACGCATCGCGGTTTGGCAGGATACCCAACTGAAGGCTCAGCAGGATCACAACTCGCTGCAGACTGGGAAGCTCTAACCGACGCTCAGATCCAAGGGGGTAAGGCGAGAAATAGCACCGTATGGCCAGACCCAAGCATCAAAGCTGAGGCGGGGGCAGGATCTTGGATACATAAAGTAGATCCTGATGCAGACGTTTATAAATTCGGAACCAGCTATCAACCTACCAAGATGCTCGGGTTCGATCATATCGTTGACGAGCTGCGCAACGCTACTACGCTGGGCGACAACTTACCCAAAGTGTTGCAGATAGATCCCAAGAAGCTTGAGCAGATGTCAGTATCTGACGTAGTCAATCACGTGTCTAAGATCAACGAATGGCGAGCCAATCAAGCTGCTCGTTCTCACGACGCGGCAATCAAGGCTCTAGAGAAGAGCCCAGTCACCTCAGTAGTGAAAGAATATCCTGACGGGTATAAGTGGGTTGAGCTTAAACTGCCTGACACAGTTCAGGACATTACCTCTCTAATCCGAAAAGACGGAGATGTATTTGAAATCTATGAGCCAGGACAAGCTCTTTCTTGGAAAGACCCGAGCACTGGTAAAATAGGTTGGAAGTCGCCTGAAGATGCAACCGCAGCGTACTCAAAATCTAAAAACTACGGTGAGTTAGAAAAAGCTCTAGAGCTTGAAGGCAGCTCCATGGGTCACTGCGTAGGCGGCTATTGTCCCGCCGTCGCTGAAGGAAAAGTGCGAATATTCAGTTTGCGCGACCCCAAAGGTAGAGCTCATGCGACCATTGAGGTTGAGCCTCCTGTGTCTCCTAGAGAAGGAACTATCGGTCAAGAAGAACTACCTCCTGAGGTTTTCGCCGATCTGAAAAGACGCAACGTCTTAGACGATAACATACGCTGGAAGTTTGATGACACTACAGGTAGGTACATGCCGCAGCTTGGACCTTTTGAGCCCACTATACACCAGATCAAGGGCAAAGGCAACGCACGCCCTATTGAAAAGTACGACCCCTACACGCAGGATTTCATACAAGGAAATGACTGGCATATCGTTGAAGAGGCGCATAATGCAGGGCTGCGCGATACTAGTTACGAACTCGGTACTACGCTCCAATACGCTGAAGACCTCGGTTTGAAGCTACCAAGATTCGTGTCTGATAAAGACTACAGACAACTGATTCAGCATATGGATGAGACTATAGAGACGGGAATACCAAGAGAAGTTCCAGACGTATTGAGGAAGTACGCACCCGTAGAAGCGGCACCCGCTCCGGCTCCACTCCCCGCTCCAACTCCAGAACCTGTCACTAATCCGTTCTGGTACAATCCAAAGTCCAAGCAGCTTGAGGTGTTTGACGTTGAGAACACGCATACTAAGTCGTTGATGGATCCAGACTACGCAACGAAGTTAGGTGTAGCTCCGCTTGACCCTAGCAGCTTGAACATGGAACACGGCTCGCTGCTGATGGGGCGAACTGAGAAGACTGCACCTAACACGTTGAACTTGATGCAGGTTGATGAGTTTACGCCTGAGTCTTTGAGCTCAATACAAGCGATGCTCAACGAAAAGAACCTACCGCATGAGAAGTTTAGTCTCAGCGGCGGCTCGTCGTTGTACGAGAACGTACCAGCTGAGGCTATCCGTGGGGCGAAAACCTTAGAAGACTTGAAGAAGTTCCGCATAGGCGGCGAGGAACCACCTGCTTACGCCGTTGGGGGCTCAGTCACTACCCCTGATGATTTCACCACGCCGGACATGAGCGACGGCGGCGGTTTCTTTACTGACCCTGATTTCGCTCGTTTTGTTATGGAGCAACCGCGATGAAAGAAATACAAGATTTGATAGCCCTATACGCCGGAGGCGGCGAAGTGAGCGCTCCACCTGAGACTGTAGAGCAATGGGCTGCTCGTCAACCAGATTTAACCAAAATAACCAATCCGATGGAGCAACGAATCGCGCTTGAGTCTTGGCAGATGCAGCGTCCTGGTTACGTTAACCCGATGGATTTTAATAATTATGAGGCGTATGCTGGCGCTGCAGGTATTAAAGACGAGGGCGTTGGGTCTGGTGTGGATTTACAAAATCGCGCTAACTTCTATGGTCTAACTCCAGAAAATTACCAAAATGTTTTGTCTAAAGATATGACAAGACCTATGGGCGAGAATCAAGCTGTCTACGGCGCTCAGCTTCTTTCACCTCTTGAACAACTCGCTGCAGAAACTGCGCGTGCTCAAGGTATCGGTACAATGGACAAACAAACGGCGGCGTTGGCGCAAGCAAACCCAGATGCTTTCAATGTAGCTTCACAACGCTGGCGCGACTATCTGTCAAAGACTTTTCCTGGCACGTTAGAGTACGAAAGTGTGTTGAGCGGTCCAATGAAGTACAGTAGCGCAGGGGTAGAAGCCCCAAAAATTTCTGACACCGTAAGTATGTATATACTTGACCCTAAGACTGGGCGGATTGTAAAGAACCCAAAATATAAAGCAAGGTAACCTATGGCTACGTTAAATCCAGAATTCCCCCAACCGCTGATGGATTTACCTGAGGGTCCAGAGGACACCGAGGGTTTAGTCGTTGACTTTACCGAAGAAATAGACTCTGATGTTGAGGAAATGCCAGACGGGTCGGCTATTGTTCGGATGACTGACACGAAGGGTCCTACAGAGGATGAGGACTTTTACGCGAACTTGGCTGATGAGTTTGACCCGCAGGACCTTGATAAACTTGCGCTACGCTATTTAGAGCTCGTTGACAAGGACCGTGAGGCGCGGGAAGAGCGAGACAAGCAGTACGAAGAGGGTTTACGCCGGACGGGTCTAGGACACGACGCCCCAGGAGGTGCGAACTTCCAAGGCGCGAACAAGGTCGTGCATCCGATTATGGCCGAAGCGTGTGTGGACTTTGAGTCTCGAGCAATTAAAGAGTTGTTCCCACCTGATGGTCCCGTGCGTACGAACATCCTAGGCGACGCCACGGAAGACAAGACCGAGGTAGCTGAGCGTAAGCGTGACTATATGAACTGGCAGTTGACTGAGCAGATTGAAGAGTTCCGTGATGAGATGGAACAAATGCTGACTCAACTCCCGCTGGGCGGCTCTCAGTATATGAAGATGTGGTACGACGAACAGAAGAAGCGCCCATGCGCTGAGTTCGTACCTATTGACAACGTGTTGCTGCCGTTCTCAGCCGGTAGCTTCTACACTGCACAGCGCGTCACTGAAATACAAGATATCACTGCGCAAGAGTTTGAGCGCCGTATGAATATCGGTATGTACCGCGATGTTGACTTCATTCGCGCAACGATGGAGCCTGACGAAAGCAAAGCGCAGAAGGCCAACAACAAGATTGAAGGTAAGAAGTCGGAAGAAAACGTCGATGGTGAGCGTCGCGTCTATCACATCTATCTTGACCTCGAGATGGAAGATGATGGCCGATCAAACGGCGAGTTAGCTCCATACATTTTGATGATTGACGAGTTAAACTCGGAAGTCGTGGGTTTGTATCGCAACTGGGAAGAGGGCGATGACACGATGACCAAGTTAGACTGGTTGGTCGAGTTTAAGTTCATCCCATGGCGCGGCGCGTACGCGATCGGTTTTCCTCATCTTATTGGCGGTTTGGCTGCTGCTCTTACTGGAAGTCTTCGTGCTCTGCTTGACACTGCCCACATAAACAACTCAGCCACGATGCTGAAGTTGAAGGGAGCCAAGATCAGCGGACAGAGCCCACAGATTGAGGTAACGCAGGTAACCGAAATAGAAGGTGCCCCAGGAGTTGACGACGTTCGCAAGATAGCGATGCCTATGCCGTTCAATCCTCCATCACCCGTACTGTTTGAGTTGCTGGGTTGGTTGACTTCAGCAGCTAAAGGCGTGGTGACAACGAGCGAAGAGAAGATTGCTGACGTCACATCACAGGCTCCAGTTGGTACTACACAGGCTTTGATCGAGCAAGGCGCGGCAGTTTTCAGCGCGATTCACGCTCGTTTGCACAACAGCCAAGGTCGAATGCTGAAAATCTTGGGTCGCCTGAACCGCTGGTACCTAGATGAGCAGCGCCGAGGTGAGATTGTAGCTGAGTTGCCTATCCGCAAGGAAGACTTTGCACGTAACACAGACGTTATCCCCGTCAGTGACCCGCATATCTTCAGCGAAACGCAACGCATGGCGCAAAATCAGGCGGTTATTGCGCTTGATAAGCAGTACCCAGGTATCATGGATCCGAAGGCGGTGGTTAAACGCACGCTGAAGCAGCTTAAGATATCAAATATCAAAGAGCTCATGCCTAATATGCCTGAGCCGAAGGAGTTGAACGCAGCTGAGGAGAATGTAGCCATGTCGTTAGGACGCGCCGCCTTCGCCTACCCGCATCAGAATCACCTTGCTCACCTGCAAGTCCACTTGGACTACGCTCAGAACCCGATTTACGGCTCAAACCCGCTAATCGCCCCTGCATTTACTATGAACGCCCTCGAGCACATCAAGCAACACTTGGTGTTGTGGTACGGCGAGCATATGAAGGGCTACGTTGAGAAGGCTATGGGCGAACCTATCAGCGGCTACGACATGCCAGAGATCACAAAGCAGGTCGATCGCCTGTTTGGTCTAGCTTCTCAGCACGTCAACTTGGATAGCCAGCAAGTATTTGAGCGTATTACACCCGTACTTGCTAATATGGCAAAAATTGCCTCGCAATACAAGCCTGAGCCTCCAATGGAAGGCGGTGACATAGCGCTGTTGAAAGCGTCTATGGCTGAAACTCAGCGTCGCACTCAGCGTGACCAAGCGGATATTCAGTTGAAGGCAGCAAAAGACAAAGCCGACAACATTATCCGTACGAGGGACCAGCAAATTGAAGTTGCGTTGAACGCAGCGGATAACTTGACGAAAGAACGTATGCAAACTCAACAGGATGACGTCAGCTTTCGCAGTGAACAGGAAAAAGCGGCCACGGCAGCGCTACAATCTGCTAATAAATCTCTAGGAGGCTCAAATGAGCAATGAAAAAGAAAGCATCCCCATGCACAAACGAATCGCCATGGGCGAGAAGCTTGACGGGACCAGCTTGGCTCCCAAAGGCGGTAGCGAGCAAAAGAAAACCCCCACTCCCTCTGTTGCTAAGAAAAACAAGTAATGAGGTATGTGAGCGATCTGATCGCTGTGGTGAAACAGCGAAGGGCAGAGATCGGCGAGTCAATAGCTGACGGCAATGCCGGCAGTGTTGAGGCTTACAACTTGCTTGTAGGTCAAAGACAAGGGCTGAAGATGGCTCTTGATATCATTGATGATCTTTTAAAGGAAGACGAAAAAGATGAGCGATAAACCGGAAGCTTCGAATGAAGCAGCGTTGCAGGAAGCATTTCCCGCAGTTGATGCCGGAGCAGTACCTGTTGGTGGTAGAGTATTAGTCCAATGGCGTCAAGCCAAAAAGACGGTTACCTCATCAGGGATCGTTCTGGTCGAAGAGACCAAGGAAACTGAGAAGTGGAACAATCAGGTAGCGAAAGTTATCGCCATTGGACCGCTCGCTTTCAAGAAACGCGATAGCCTTGAGCCGTGGCCTGAGGGCAACTGGATTGAGGTAGGCGACTACGTTCGTATGCCCAAGTGGGGCGGCGACCGCTGGGAAGTCGTGTACGGGGATAAAGCACTTGGACAAGTTGCTTTGTTCTCAATTTTTAACGATCACGAAGTCATTGCTAAAGTGACGGGTGATCCCTTAGAAGTGAAAGCATTCCTATGAACGCAACTGAAAAACTCGAACTACAAGTCTCAGAAGAGCAAGACGGCTCCGCTGTTGTTAAGATGCCAGCAGGTGAAGCACCTGATGACAATCGTAATGACCAGGATGACGACAAGAACCTGAGCAGCGCTGATGACCAGGACGATGATGACGGTGAAGACCGTGGCACCGATCCTGAGCGTGAGGCGATTAGAGAAGCCAGACGTGAAGAACGTAAGTTGAAAAAACAGATTCACCGCGAAAAGGCGAAAGAGTCTAACCAGCTTATCAACGTGCTCAAGCGTCAGAACGACCACATGGCTGAACGTCTTGCTGTTCTAGAGAAGCGAACTGCCGGAGCGGACGTAGCCCGATTGGATAAAGCAATCGAGGATGCAGCCCTTCGCGTGCAGTATGCTAAGATGAAAATTGCCGAAGCGGCTAAGATCGGAGACGGTCAAGGCGTAGCAGATGCGCAAGAGGCTTGGTATGATGCGAAGCGAAACTATGAGTCGTTGGATGCGCTGAAGAGGCGTTCATCCGCGGAACCTACATCAGCTTCTGTACCCAAAGCTCCTGATCCAAGGCTGCAACGGCACGCAAGTGATTGGATGGCGAGGAATGATTGGTACGATCCTAACGGGAAAGATACCGACTCTAAGATCGCTGTCAAAGTTGATGAAGAACTTGTGGAAGAAGGATGGGATCCAACTTCTGAGGACTATTGGGATGAGTTGGATACGCGTTTGCAGCGTTACTTACCGCATCGTTACGGTAGGCAACAATCGCAAGGCACCACGCGTCGCCCTCGCTCGGTAGTGGGCTCAGGGCGCGAAAGTTCACCTGCCTCACGTCCTGGTGAGTTCCGTTTATCCCCTGAGCGCGTCAAAGCGATTAAGGATGCGGGTAAGTGGGAGGACCAGACCGAGCGTCAGAAAATGATCCGCCGATATGCTGAATATGACCGCTCTTTAGGGCTGCGTTAAATTCAACAAAAAACAGGTTAAAATTTCATCAACCCTAATGCCGGTTAGTTAAACTGGTGAGGAAAAAGATTATGAGTGACGAACGTCTCAAAAAAGATACTGTAGCCGGAGGTCGTGAGTCTCGCGCAAGCGAGGATAAAACACGTGCGTCTGCGGATACAGAGTTAGCAAGTGCGCAGGAACGTCGTAGAATGTTCCGTTCGGAGTGGATTCAAGAAGCGCTGCCCACTCCTCCGGAAATTCCCGGATATCATTTATGCTGGTTGTCAACAACCAATCAATACGATCCTATTCATAAGCGTATGCGAATGGGTTATGAGCCTGTGAAAGCCGATGATATACCTGGCTTTGAGAACCTGAAGGTTAAGGCTGGAGAAATGACCGGATTTGTTGCGTGTAATGAAATGGTGCTGTACAAGATGCCGATGGAGATCTATCAAGAAATCATGACGGAGTTACATTACAATGCTCCTCGTGAGGAAGCGGAGAAAATCCGTTCCCAAGTTGATAACTTTCAGTCGACTCGTGACAGCAATGGTCGTAGACTTGGCCAAGTTGAGGGCGAAGGTCTTGACCGCATGAATGAAGTTCCTCCTGCGCCCGTATTTACGTGAGCTCAGGGTAAGCAAACCTTTTAAATTGGAGTAAGACTATGTCTGCAACTAACGCTCCGTTCGGTATGCGCCCCGCTTTCCATCCTTCTGGTTTGGATCGCGCCCAAGCGCAAGCTGACGGTATTCTTTCCGGTTATACATCGGATATTCTCAAAGGGCAACCTGTCAAGATGGACACATCTGGCCAGATTCAAGTTGCCGCTGCTGGTGATGCTTTTCTCGGTGCCTTCTCA